ATTGATGAAGGATTCGATGTCGATGTCCGTGACCACCGCCAGCAGGCACGATGCAAGGTCTTTCACGTCCACCTCGCTAAATTCCTTCGCCCTAAGACCGATTTTCGTGGCGTCTAACAGACTTTCCATATCATTGTAAGTGGAGTATGCCAAATACACGCAAACCTCGTCCTTATGGTTCCCTACTGCCTTTAGACACGATTTGAAAGGGTTGCCTTTCAAGTCCAGCCCGATGGACCGCAGCACGTTCCCGGTCAATAAGGCCTTTCCCAAAGTCGGGGGATAGAAGGAATACCTCTTCCCGCCCATCTCGAACGTCCGAGGACGCTCCAGCAATAAATCAATATGCTTCATATCATGCAAAAAGGGGAGCAGCCCGAAAGATTCTGACCGCCCCCCATCCTTCGATTATACTATGGAGTTCTGACTATTCCTCATCCTTGAACAGTTCGGAAGCCACACCGTAATCAATCTGCGCACCCTCTTCGGGTTGCAACACATCGAAGGTGTAGGACTTGATGAATCCGTCCGCAGACGTGTACTTCGGTTCTACGGAACAAGCCGAACGCTTGACGTGAGCCGCCAAAGCCAACTCGTTCTCGGGGATGATTTTCAGTTCGTACTCGCCCTCGGTGACACCGTCCACTTCCGTGATGGGATCTGTGCGCTCGGGAACCTGGCGCACGTCAAAGACCACCTCGTTGGTGTTCTTCTTGTACTTCACCGCCTCGTTGCCACCACCCTCAATGGGTGCCTCCAACTTGTCACCCTTGGTCGGGTTGATCTGCGTGGAGTCCTCCACGGGAGTGGCGAACTTCTTCCACTCTTCTCCATCCGCAATCTTGCGGACCCATATCGTGGGCTTGCCCCATGAAATGGAAACTACTGTTTCTGCCATATCATTCGTTGATTACTTGATAAAACAATTTGTTATTGATAAGGTGCTCGTTGGTAGCCGACACCTCCATGACGCTCTGCTTCTCCATCCGGCACATCCACCCCTTTCCGTGATGCTCACGCATGATGGTATCACACAATTTGGCCAGCGTTCCGGTGCGCAGGGTGTTCTCCCTATACACCTCATTCGCGTGGATGTCCTTGACGTAGATGTTCACGTTCACATAGACCTTCTGCCATTGCCGGCCCTCGGAAGCCAACACAGAGATACACACATCCTCCTTGTCCGTCTCTCGTCCGGTCATGCTTATTTCTCCGGTAACGGTCTCCTTCAAGTCCGTTGTCGATAGCCAAAGGAAGATGTCTTGTCTGATTTCAATGTCTGTTTTCATAATCTCTGCATTTTCTTCATGGCCCTTTCTGCGGCCCTTTCCAAAGTCTCGTCAATCTTACCCATCGCATAGAGTTCTGCGGATGCGAGGACGTCCTTGTTATCCCTCGCCTCCACGTACTCCGCATAGTCCATACCCGCCACGACAACCAAAGCGTAGGTCTCGGAATATGTTTTCGCAAGGGAGTCAATCATCTTTCGCCCCTCGTTGGACCCTTCCGAGCCGTTGAGTATCTGCGAGAAAGCGGACGTGATGACCGTCCTGCCTTTCTCGTAGACCGCATAGCCGATGGAACTTCTCAGGTTGCCCGTTTGGTCAAACCATGAATCTTTCCCCGAGCGGTCACGGATGCGCTTGACACAATCCTCGCCCAAATAACTCAATGCCCGGAGTATCTCGTGTTGCAAGATGTCGGCCATAGAGTCCAGCAGTGCGGATATGTTGTCCTCTACCCTTATACCCATGCCTTCGTCTGATGTTGGTAAGGATGGAAGCCCTTGATGACGTACTCGCCCTCGATGCCCATTCTCTCGAGTCGCACCTTCTGACCGATGGCCAGCGTGACGCACCGCTTGGGCAGGTAGAGCGTGAAGGAGTAGGTCGATACCGACCCGTCCTCAAACGTCTTTTCCTCGCCCTTGCCCGATGGCACCGCCTCGCAAGGGATGGGGGCTGACCACGTGGAAGAACCCTCGTGCCAGTTCCCGTACTCGTCCTTGTAGGATTCGCCCTCTTCAAGAACATACAACTTGTGCGATTTAATCTTCAATACTCCCATTATAAGAAATACACTTTCGGTTGGTCTATCTGTTTCTCCGTCTCCCCAATCTTGGCATACAACCAATTCGCTTTCTTTAAAATCAAAGATTTATCAGATAGCGAAATGGACTTGTCCGCCTCGCTGAAATTCGGAGCCTCGATAAGAGCGTATAGGGAATCGGCTACCGCACCCATGAACGCAGTGCCCAGGATAACCTCTTGGGTGACCTCTTCGTCCGAGTCAAGCCCACGGGCCAGCAACTTGTTGGCCACAAACCCCTCGGGAAGGGGGTACATCACCTCGTCCATGAGTGCCTCGCCTATCGTTCTCATATCACTTCAAAGCCTCCTTCAGCTTGGCTTGGTCATCGGCATTCAAAGCGTTCACCTTCTTGATGATGGTCTCATCCTTCTGTGAGGTTGTCGCTGTCACGCCCAAAGCGTTCAGAGCAGCCACCACCTTCTCCTTGGAGTACTGCGCACCAAAGACGGTGATGTTCTCGTCCGTGGCTCCGTCACCTTCATCGGATGCGTCCAGCGGCTGTGCGGAAGCGAGGTCGAGCACGTAGATTTGGTCTACATCCTCGATAATCGGGGCAACCATCGCCTGGCACTTCGTGACCTCCTGGAAGGTCGGCTCAATCTCGTGGTAGACGCTCACGAGCTTGAAGGTGTCGATGACGGAATACTGCGCCAGCTTGCTCTGATTGAGCTGTTCTGCGGTCTCGGTGTAGACCAAAGAACCTACCACATCGTTGCAGTGGAAGATGACACGGTCGTTGTTCCACGGCTTGACGGACTTTCTCACGCCATTCTTCTCGATGATGACCGAGCGGTCGATGATGCCAATCTCGATGCCATTGTTATCATCGGCAAACGCCTCCTTGAACTTCGAGGTGGAAGGAGTGGGCAGCGTGGTGTCGTCCGTATAGATACGGCCCTCGTAGCTCGCCACGAGTTCCTTTGCCTCACGGGTCTGACGCAGCTCGTCAAAGCGGGTCTTGCTCAACTCAATCTTCGTGATGGTGTTACCGTCCAAATCCGCTTTCTCAATCACACGCTTTAGGTCGGGAATGTAAATCTTACCCAACTCGGTGGGCGAGAAGGTGTTCTCGGCAAGGTAGCCGAAGTTCAGACGTAGGGCGTTGCCGTTGTTCTCGTCCGGAATCAATACCAAACCGTTGGAGAATCCGTTGAGGAAAGCGTACTCGTTCGCCTCGTCAATGCCCACCACGCAGAAGTTGGCATCGGCAGCGAATTTCTGCACGACTCTGTTCCATCCGTCCGACTGGAGGGAAACGAACTGGAGATTCTTCAACTCGCTCTCTTTGAGTTCACGCTTGATGGCCACCTTCGGCAGTTTGCCGTTGGAAGCCGACACACGGTCACGGTTCTTCGGTGCCACCGGGGAGTCCAGGGCCACGTAGTCCGCAGCCACGTAGGTGGTGTTTACCGATGCGCTCTCCCACTTGCCGTCTGCCGAATACAAGGGATTCAGCATGGTCTTGTGCAGGTAGGTGATGTTCTTTCGCTTACCGTTGATAAGCTCGATCAAGTTCTGCAACTTCGGGTAGAACTTGGCGATGATGTCTTGAAAATGTGAAAGTTCCATTGATTACCTCCTTTCTTAATCGTGGTTGAATACTAATGTGGGGATGGCGGTCTTGATGGCTGCTTTCAGCTCCGCTGTCAGCGGCACGGGTACCGCTTCATCATTCACCTCACCCGAGTAGAGGATAGCCACCAACGGCTCCTTCACGGGCTTGGTGGCAATCACGATGCCCGCATACTCGTAACCATCGGGCAACGCTTCATACGCTCCGTCCTTAATGGGGAGGGGCTTGTACTCATCATCCTTGCGGATGACGACTTGACCGGCCTTGATGTAGTCGCCCTCGTAGCCCTCGGTGTCGAGGACCTTTCCACCCGCAATGGCTCCGACGATATGACGGATGACCACCGGGTCATTACCGAAACCAAAGGTTTCTCTGTAAGTCTGTTCTGTTACCATGACACAATCTTTTAATTAGACATAAATACCTTTTGCAATTCGCTCGATTTCCTTGTCATCCAACGTACCATCGGGCAGCTGTGTCTTGTTGTTACCCGGAGGGGTTGTACCCAGGCCCTTGGCTGCCTCGTCCTTCTTGTAGTCCTTCGCTCTCTCGATGGCTCTCTGAAGATAATCCTCGAAGTCCTCTTCGTCCTTAAAGACCATCCTCGAGAAATCCTCTAATTTGTCATCGAGGTATTTGCCGGTGTCCTTCAACTCCTTCTCCAAACGCTCCTTGCGGGAGATGGCGGTCTTGTCGGCTTTCATCGACTTGACTTCATCGGTCAGAGCTGCGATGGCGTCTGCCAGCTGCTTGAATTGCTTGTTGTCTGATGGGGAAATCTTCGGCTTCGACTTCTTCGGTGCGGGGTCCTCATCGGGTTCCTCCTGGGGGTCCTCGTCCGGATCATCGTTGCCGTTGTGGTTTTTCTTCCATTCGTTCAGCACCCGCTGTGTTGAAGACTGGGAAGTCTTAAGAAGGGGGAGGTACGCTTCCACGTGTTTGGTCACGGCGGCTGTCTGTTCATCCTCGGTAGCGTTCTCGTCAAGAGTGAGATTATCGGCAAGGGTCGCAGCGATACTCTTCAACTCTTCTTTCGTGAAACCGAAATCCTTCGCTTTCGTTTTCAGAATTTTGAATAATAATTCCTTTAGGTTCATAAGGTTTTAAATTTGGTTAGAAGAGTGCTTTCGCCACCACTTCTAACCAAATCTGTTGGGTAGTGTGCAGCTTCACACACTCTTAATGCTACAAACATACAAATTTCTTTCCTTCATACAAAAAGAAAGACTATTAACAGATGTTAAACGTAAAAAGCCGCCATCCCGATTGTACGGAACAGCGGCTCTATCCAAGCACTATGTAAGGGAGATCATGCCTCCTTGTCCAATTCCTTTTCCTCCATCAGATTGGCGACTTCATCGACCCATTCGAGGCTCTTCCGTCCGATGCGCACCAGCAGGTCATGCTCGCTTTCGGCTCTCACCACGTTGAGGGTGAATCCGTACCATGATGCGGTTGTCTTGATGGATGCGTAATACTTGAAGGCCTCCGCCTCGCTGTCGAAGAGTTTCACGTCCTCGAAGGCCACGTAAGAGGCGGACTTGATACCGAAGAGGTCTCCGTCCTTGTTCACCACGATGAAGTCGTTCTCACCATTGCGGGCGGTCACTACGTACTTACCCGTCACGTCCATGCGGCTTACCTTGTTCAATTCGTCCCATAATGCGGTTCTGACCTCTTCTCTTGTCATGTCAAATATTGATTTCATAATCTTCTGCTTTTAATCGTTCAACCTACGTAAATATCAATGGCGGGAGTGTAGAAGAACTCCCCTTCGATTCCCTTCTCGCACTTGCGGACTCCGAGGGAGTAGCGGACGACATCGTAACGTACCGACCATGCGCTCACCTGCTCCAGGATGACTTCCATCTCACTGGGCGTCATGTAGTCGCAACTACCGTTCCACACCGTGATGATGGCGTAGGATGCGCAGATGGAAGCATGGATGTCGATGTGTAATTCGTCCCACCCCAACTCGTTGTAACGGTCCTGGATTCCTTTGGCGACCAACTTGGCCACCCTCTTGTAGTTCTTCTCTGTAATCTTTGTTTTCATATCCACTTGTTTTATGCGGGGTCTCCGCTGTTAAAAATTTGTTTTCTGTATTGCAAATATACAAATTATTTTTCAAAACACAAAATATTTAATGGGAATTTTTGCTTTGATACAAAAATATTTCGTATTCCGGAATATAGTTATAAGTATGGAAAAGGTGCGACCGCCCTCTCGGGTAACCGCACCAATAATATGAAAGAACTTGTGAACAGATTAAGTCACTAAACTAAAAAAAGATATGTATTATGAAAAAACAATCCGTATTAAAAGGCTGCGCTCTTCACAGAGAGCAGCCCTATTCCATTCGTATGGTGAGCGGTCTCCACCGCTCCGACTTCTAAACCCTAAAATCGTATATCATGTGAAAAAACTGTCTCGGAAACCCCGGCTATCCCTCACGGACAACCGGGGGCACAAACCATTTAATAACCAAATACTATGAGTCTGCTATCACTCCTGCTATCGGTGTTCGCTGGAGGCTCGTCACCTCGTATCTTACCGATGCGAAATTCTGATCTATACAATCCAATGCCTTGCGCACCGATGGGGCTTGCACCAACACGGTGTGACCCGTGCGCTGCTCCCTGCCGGTGTTCTCGTCAAGGGTGAGGAAATCCACCCTCACCTTGTAGTAGTCACCCGTTCCCTCGAACACCTCCTTGATGTTCGTCTTGCGGATGGTTGTCACCGAACACTCTCCCACTTCCTTCACCGTGCGGCTCTCGCTTTCGGTGAACGACTCACTGTCTACGAGATAGTGTTCCGTTATCTTTTTCTGCATACCCTTCTCATCTTGCGAGAGGTGGCAGACCTTTGTCAAATACCATGTTTCCATATTCTCTTTATTTAAAATCGGCTATCCTCACGGACCACCGCTCACTAACACTTGTTTAACCTTAAAATATAATACTATGAAAAAACACACAATGACCTATGGCCATTGTGGGCGACTCTTCGCCCATACACTATACTGAAACTTCCCTGTCTACTGAAAAACGCACCCACCCCGGAGAGCGGGTGCGGAAAAACACTCTTAGCAAATAATAAAAGACAAAAGGCTCATCCTCGCGGATTACCCTCCCGGCTGAATTATACTTTTTAGAAGAACATTGTCTTAAAATGGGAAGGTTATTCTCCCGAACCGCCTTGCCCTCGCTAATAGGTATCAATTTTCATCCTTGGAAGAATAATCAAGAAAAATCCAATTATCTGTCAAATCATCATATCGTGAATCCCGTAGCGGGCCATTATATCCATGACCCAGCGGGGATGCTCCGTCTCGCTACTCCTTCCTTCGTAGTAACTCTCCAACTCGCTGACGTACTTCCTTATCAGCGTCAAAGCCTCCTTGTCCGGTACACGCCCTTCGTAGATGTTGCATCGGTGCTGTGCATACCGCCACTCAGCCACCAACCGGGTGTTGTGGGTGAAAGCCTCCATCGAGCCTCCCATGACGTAGACTATCGCCAAAAGGCGGCAGCACTTGTCAAGGGAGAGTATCGGTATGCCCGCCTCCTGGCAGGCCTCGTATATCATCTCAATTCCCATTCGCCCTCGAAGATGTTTCCCACCTTCTCCCAGCCCTCATGGTCTTTCAGCGGGCCGTCAAGATTCAACCTCTCGCAGCGCAAGCAGAAACATCCGTGGTTGAAGGTCACTTGACGGAACACCTTCTTCTCGGTTCCGTAAACCTTTGCCGAAAGCACATCACCCTCGAAGATGTCCTGGCCGTTCTTGTCCTGCAAGCCCGTGAACTGACCGATGGTGCCTGGCTCGCACTCATGGTACTCCGCACCGCTGTCCACCTCGAAGGACAACTCGCTCTCGCTGACGTAAGGGCAACCGCTCACGATGATGTTACCCGAGACCAAATCGCCCGTGTACCACTTGCCCTCGCTGCGCCCTCTGAATAATATCTTTCTCATACTCCATTAGTTTTAATAACTACAAAGATACAAAATAAATTTGTAGATACAAATATTTATGCGGAAATTTACAGAAATAATCGCTCTATCTCTTCGTCCGTCATGCCCTTGCTGGATGCGGTGAAGAAATCAATCGCATAACACATCACATCCACATACTCATCATGCGTCTCGGCAGGGAACCCGCAGACCTCCTGCACAAAGCCCTCGTTCCAATCGCCCTCCACGAGAATGACCCGCCCGCTCTCGACAAACGGGGAGCAGACGTTCAGCCTCGTTTCCTTGCTCTCCGTAGGGGTGGGGGTCTTGGTCACGTTCAAGTTCGTGTCCTCCCTTAACTGGTCTATCACCGAAAGACCATTGGCCTTCGGCTCGATCCTCAAAGTGGACTTCTTGTTGTAGTAGTTCTGACCCACCCACTTGGGAAGGAACCGGCAAAGGTCGGGGAACTTCATGTTCACCTTCTTGGCATTGTAGATGTAGATGGAGTTCCTGATCATGCAGCAGGCGATGATTCCGCTCGGGTCGTTCGCTGTCTTTTCCGTGTAGGCCGTGTCGAGGAAGAAGTGCATCGTCTCGTTCAAGCGCAGGTCGTTGAAGTCCTCCATCGTGATATGGCCGAACCACTGCGACTTGATGATATTTCCTCCCTCGATGGTCGGGTGTTGCTGGTACAAGGCACTGAAGAACCTCGGGCTGCGCTGCTGCGCACCCAGCAAGGATTCCAGCGAGTGACGCTCTTCCCACAAGGCCTCGCCCACCTTGCGGGGGTCTTGCTTGTTTCCGTCATTCAGCGTCTCACGGATGGCGGGAATGGAAATCACCTCCCATTGGTCGGCCTCACGTTTCAAGATTCTGCCGGCAAGGTCGTCCTCGTGCCAGCGTGTCATGATGAAGAGCTGGCGGGAATCGTTGTGCAATCGGGTCATGAGGACGGACGTGTACCAATCCCACACCCTTTCACGATACGTAGGTGAGTAGGCTTCGAGTGCGTCCTTGACCGGGTCATCGATGATGGCTATGTCGGCAGGTGTACCCGTGAGGGAACCCGTCACGCCCACCGCCTTGTAGAACCCCTTCGCATCGGGCATCTCGAAGATGTCGGCATTTTTCTTGTAGCCCTTCTTGCGCCAGTCGAAGGTGAAGAGGTCGTTGTACTCCTGGCTCTTCATGGTCATTTGGATAGACCTGCCGAACTGACAGACGAGGTCTGACGAGTAGGACGCTGCCACAATCTTGAGGTCGGGATTCCTGCCCAGGGCCCATGCGGGGAACTGACGGGACACTATTTCCGATTTACCATGCTGTGGGCTTACAAATACCATCAGACGCTTTATCTTCCCATCGAACACCTGCTGGCACTTGTCAGCGATGAGCGTGTGGAACCATCTGCGGTCGTACTTCGGATTGATATAGTCAAGGTAATGAGCGAAACGGCTGCGGGCATTGACCCTCGCCAACTCCCTCTCCATCTCCAACAGCCGCAGCATATCCTCGGTGTTGAGTGCGTCCAACCTATCCTTCTTCCTCACTTTTTTCTGTTCGCTTGCAATCGTTGAATCTCGGCCATGATCTCCTTGCGGGTCAGTCCGCTGTCGGGATTGTTCGTGGTCATGTCAATCTGCTGGGCGGGAGCCTCCCCGCTCATCTCGAAGAGGTACTTGATGCTTGCCAAATCCAGCGTCTCGAAGGCTGCGTTGCGTAGTTTCGTCAGCAGTGCCTCCTTGAACATGATTTTCTTCCCGTCCTTGGTCGTTATCTCGGCATTGAGAAGTTTCTGCGCCACGAAACGTGCGTGTTTCTCTTCCGTCTGCTGCCTCCCTCGGGCCTTCCCGCCCATCTGCTGAATCTTCCTTGCTGATTCTTTGCTGCGCTTGTCGAGCGTGATTAGGTTCTTTTCGTTTGCCATATCCATAGATGTTAAAAGGAGGCAGACCGAATCAGACTGCCTCCATGGTGTCAATGTTATCTATACACGTGCGTTATCCTGCGCACTTATCTTATTTTCTAATCCATTTTTCGTGGAGGAAAATGCTCTCTATCGCTGATTTCCCCGCACCACCACTAAGGCTGACCGCTTTGTTCGTTGCTGCAATGCGCTTGAAGTCCTTCGGCATGGAATATTCGGAGATGTAAATGGGGAAATCCGCCTCTCTTACCCAGTTGTCAAATCTGTCTGTGTCAAACTCATGGAGATATTCTGCCGTCCCTCTGTAAGGCGGGTCGCAGTATACCACCGAATTGGGAGGTATCTCAACGGATTGGTAGTCGCCCATGTACACCTCCAACCTCTGCAACCTCTGCAACCTCTGCAACCTCTGCAACCTCTGCAAACTCTCCAAACTCTGCAAACTCTGCAAACTCTGCAAACTCTTAAGAATGGTGTAATAATTCGTCAGTTCGTAATAGTCCTGCTGCAAAGGGAGGAAACGCTGCATCTTCTGATATTCCTCGTAAGTGGGGAAAGCCCACTGCGACTTTCCGAAGTAATGACCCTGCATCTGCGTGCCAAGCCTTTTGCCTACTTCCGCTTGCGTAAGACCGCTCGTTTTCAAAGCCTGCAAAAGCACGCCTCTCAAACGCTCTTCCTCTTTCTCACCCAACTTCACCAAACTCTCTCCACGCAAGACGTAGCCGTAAATGTCCTCATAGGTCTTTTTCTGACCTTCCACGTATTCCATCCACCATTTGATGTACTTCGTTTTCAGAACACGTGTGTTCCTCTTTATCCATCCCGAAATGAGCGAATATCGCTCCGCTATCGTCTTGCCTATCGGCTGGGGGGCCGTTATCCCGAATGATGCGAACCCCGAAAGGTCACGGAAGAACACCGCTTGATGAATCGCCCTCTTCCAGGGTTCCAAATAAACTCCGTACATATACATCTGCTGATTATTGCCGAATGACCAGCACAAGCGCACGTAAGCGTCCGTGTCTTTCAGACGCTCGAAGTCATCCCTGCTTATCCATCGTGTCTCGTTGTGATAAGCCCCGTCAATGGCATTGCGGAAAAGCGCAGGCGCGTCCGTGATGTCGTTGCAGATAAAACGCTTGTACTTGCCCGAAAGCATGGCTCCGTGTGTGATGGCGCATCCTCCCGCAAACAAATCCACGAAAGTCTCGGCCTCCGGCAACTTGTCTATCACCCACGGCACGATTCCCGACTTGCTGCCCATGTACGGCAATCCGTAGTTCCTCATAAGCCCAAAGCCTTTAACAAACCTTCCCGCAAATCATCGTCAAACGTCTTGATGGCGTCTATGACATCCGCATACTCCACCGAATCCTTCAACGTGATGGATAAGGTGGTGGATTCCTTCACCGCCCCCAATCCGTCCGCAGGCTCCGAATCCTCGTCAGAAGGTTTTTCCGTATCGAAATCGGGCACATGGATGTCGCAATCCTCCAGCAGTTCCACATCCCAATCCTTGAGTTCCTCGTAATCCCACTCCCCATAGGACGAGTTATCCTTGAGGATGTAGGCGGCAAGGGTCTCCACGGAGGTCTCCTTGGGTATGACCTTCACGGGGCACTCCTTATAACCCAACTCCTTCATCGCATGGTAGCGCATATTGCCTCCGATGGTGATGTACGTGCCATCATCCATCGGGTACACCAACAACTCCCGAAGTGCAAGCATCTCGGGGTTGTCCTGCAAGGACTTCACCAAAAGTCGGTACTTCTCATCCTTTGCCAAACGGGGATTCTTCTTCAACCCCTCCAACTGGCCCTTGTTGGGCTTTATCTTACCTATCGGCAAGAGAATGCTATTGTTCAACTCCATAGCCTATAATGTTTAGAACGGAATCTCGCCTCTGTCCGCTTGTGCCTGCAAACGCTGTGACATCTGCTTTCCTCTCGCTGCCGCCTTGGTCGTACTCTTGTTCCAACCCATCGCCACGGCCAGTTCACTCTTCGTTTCCTTACTCATAAAACAATCTTTTTATTTAAGTTAATACTAAAAACTAATCGTCAAACTTCTTCTCCGTGATGCAATCCCATAACTTCTTCACCCGAACCGCCTTGTTGATGGTGTGGTACTTGTCCTCAATCTTCTTGAAGGTCTCGTAGTAGAAGTCATACAAGGCGGGATTCTCTTCGATGGTGAACTGCTCCAGGTTCTGACTTGGCCGAAGGTTTGCCGACCCGTGCATGACCACCTTCCTGCCGCCCTCGGTGAGGAACTGACACGTCTTGGTGTGAATACCGGCCACCGACAACTGAAACCTATCATCCTTATCCAGCATCTTGTAAATGTAAGGTATCGCCCGGTGCCTCTCGTGCGAGTAGAAGTAGTCGCTGATGATGATGGATAACTTGTCGATATACTTGTGCTCCATCAGAGCATTAAGAGAATCAATGTTATCCTGGCTCATCGAAAGCGTGGTGATGATCATCTCCTTCGCCAGCACGTTGTATTCCGTCAGATAGGCCTCGAGGTAATCCCCGAAGATGAACGACCCGGCCACGATGCAGTCAATGCGCTGGCCGAAGTCCAAATAATGCTCCTTGGCGAGTTTCTTCGCGTTCTCGTACTTCACCAGCCTCGGGTCATAGATCATCGCCTTGGGCTTGATATAGCGGGTCTGCTCCTCCGAGAACTCCAGCCCGTCAAAGGAACTCATGTCAATGTCAAGTTCCACCGCACATTGGTCTTTGTAATCAAAGCCCAAATCCAACTCCAAATCATCTTCCATAATTCTTAGTTTGCTACAAACATACAAATTTATTTCTTATCCACAAATTTTAAAGCGGATTTTTTCACATTGCCCCGTTGTCGGCAAAGGAATAATAATCCGTCTCGGTCAGAATAATGGAATCCACCAAACGGATGTCGAAGAGGGCCAGGGCCTTCAACAACTTCTCCGTCTCCACCCCGTCATTCGGTGAGGGTTGGCTCTCCCCGCTCGGGTGGTTGTGCAGGAACACCACCCCCTTGGCGAGGCTGTCGATGGCATACTTCGCCACGATACGGAGGTCTACCACCGCACCATCCACACCGCCCTGCGAGATTTTCGCATAGCCTATGACCATTGATGCCCCGTTCAGCAAGATGATGAACGTGCTCTCGTAGATGAGCATATCATCGAAATAAAACTGACGGGCATAGTCCGCAGCGTCCGCACTGCATCTGATACGCTTGGAATCGAACTCCTTGCGCTCGGCTTTCAGTGAATACTCTATCGCTTTCATGCCGTTTCCTCCACCTTATCAAAGAAGTTGTTAGCCATCTTCACCGCCTCGGTGAACGTATGCGCCCTCAGCGTCTCTTCGACACCGTCACAATGCACGAACACCGTCCATCCTCCGTTCTCTTGGTAAATACATCCTGCGTGCTCACCGTCCTTATAGATGATGTTATCACGCCTTACCACTATTCGTATCATACTCTTTTATTTTTTATACCTCGTACTCAAAGATGTCGATAACATGAAGTCGCTGGCCCTTGTCGCATTGCGTCAAGATGTCGAGCAAGTCCACCTGGGTGCATACGTTCGCCTCGTTCAGAAGGAACAGCACTCCGTCATGGACGGGATAGTCCGCAAACCTGCGTATCTTCCAATACACGTAATACAAGTCCCACTGGGCCTTGTTCTCGATCAGCCCCTTCAAGTCCTGGAGGCGGTCTTTCATCAGTTCCCGTGCCCCTCCGTTGTAGGTGAACACCCCTCTCTTGTAGTCCAGCACCCCGTCCGTCTGCTGGGCGAAGGTCTTGCAGAACTTGTCCCGAATCCGCTCATCGCAGGGACCGGGGCTTACGTATGAGAAGTCCGTCCCGCTCCATACAATCTGCTCGGGGATAACCTTCGGGCAGTCCTTGTTCTCGCTAATCTGAATGATATATCCTTTCATTGCCCTTCCTCCTATTCGTGGTAATCCAAAATATCAATCACGTAGAGTTCCAACCCTTCGGGCTTTCCGTCCAAATCCTCCAGCAGGCTCATCTGCCCGGTGATGTAATCATCGCTGTCCTCGATGAACCACAGACCCTCGCACAGCGGATTGACCGCCTCCGTGCGCACTCTGTAATATCGGTGCGGAACGGAGAATGATTCGTCTCGGGCCGTTTCCACTATCTTCTCGAGGCAGTCGCCCAGCAACCGCATCGCACCGCCATGATACGTGAACACTCCCTTCTCGTAGGTGAGCACCCCATCGGTCAAGTCCGCAAAGTACTGACAGAACTTGTCACGCTGCTCTTCGGTGAAGTCGAAACGCTGCACATAATCCATATCCGTTCCCGCAAGTTCAATATCTTCGGGATGCACCTTGCAACAGTGCGGTTGGTCACTTAACTGAATAATCTTTCCATGCATATTCTTTCCTCCTATTTTGTTTTGATTGTCCGCAGGGCTTATTTAAAGCCCCGCATTTCGATTTTCTTTCTCTTTTGGTATAGTTAATCATCTTTCGGCTCGAAAGTCGCTTAAAAGGCAAATCTCGGCTTACCAAAACTTCTTTCTCCATTCGTCCGTCTTGCGGAACTCCAACTCACGCTGGTAGCCGTTGTCCTTATAATGCTCCTTTATCTTTTCGTTCTCATACTCCAGCTCGTCATTGCACATCATGATGGATTCGCCATTAGTGTGGGGGTCGCCAACCTTCTCCAAGTCCTTACCTGCAAACACGTGCAGGGGAAGGAGAATCTTCATGTGCGACTTCTCCGGCCATCCCTTGTCGTAGCGGATGGCGAACATGAAGGTGTCGTTGTCGTACAGCAACTGGCCCACATAGGTGCAATAGTTCATGCGGAACTTCACATAATCTCTCTCGAAGAGCCTTTCATTGTTCTTGTCCAGCAAGCCCACATACTCGTCAATCGAGCCTTCCCAAACGGATTCCTCCTTTCCATACTCACCGGTGGTACGGATAGCGTAACCTTCGCCTAACTCGATAAGGTTGCCGACTACCCACTCATCGGTATGGATGAGCCGTGTTCCTCTGAATAATATTCTTCTTTCCATAATCTAAAGTGTTAATTAGTCAATCCATTTAAATGCCTTGCGGTATTCCTCCATATTCTTTCCCATCTCGATATTCTCGTCAAGCACCTTGCCCAACTCTCCGCAATACACATCGTAGTCAAGCACCTTCGTGCCCTTCCCGTCCTCGAAGTAGAGCAGGTAGCAGTCACCGCCCTTGTCATACGACACATACACATCACCCTTGAACAGCCGGCCGTTCACCGACAACTTCAACGAGGGCTTGCCCTTGTACATGGTAGCCACCTTCTTGTGCAGTCCCCACGATCCGAGAACCATGATGCCCACCGATGCCTTAATCTGCTGGTAAGCGGTGTTCGCTATCTCCAGCACTTCGTCCATGTCAATTTCTTCGTTCATAATGCTTGATTGTTTAATGTTTCTTGAATGTCCCAAATGGTCTCCACGAGGTTGTCGCCCATGTCACCGAACCAAATATTATCGCTCAATTCATACGTTCCGTCCTCGTTCTTCGTTACCTCGAAGAAGTGATCATCTTGCTCGCTGACCTTCCAAAACGTGGTGCCGGTAAGGTGGAAATACTGAAAATAATTCTTTTTCCATGCCTCGTTGTCTCTGCCCTCGGTTTCAATATAATCTGCCGAGAACCGGTTGGGGTCGAGGGTATCAGCCAACTGATACCACTCTTCCACTACCTGCTCCAAATATCTTCTGTTCATTCTCGTTCCTCCTTACATTGGGTCGCAGATGGCCACTCTCTTACCGGCACGAACCAACTTCGGCAGGTAGACGTCGAGGGCATGGAAGGGGAATCCGCAGGTGTAGATACCCGTGGTGTTCATCTTCGTGAGGGTCAGACCCAAAATCTCGGATGCGTCCTTGGCATCCTGCTTGTAGGTCTCGTAGAAGTCACCGACACGCATCAGGAGCACTGCGTCGGGGTGCTTGGACTTCAATTCATCGTAACTAACTGTAATGGGTTTCAAAACATTTTCCATATCCAATTCTTTTTATGGGGTGTCTCCCCGGTTAAACTTATGTTCTTTTTGGTATTACAAAGATACAAATAATATTTGTAAATACAAAATTTTAGGGCGAAAAAATCGCTCTGAAACGAAAATTTTTCGCCCTAATTTTCAGCGTGCTGCATAGTTCCACGGGTCGGTGACGGAACCCCTTCCGTAGTGGCCGTAGAGGTCGTGCATCTCGGACTTCGTGTTGTAGAAGTCGTCCGTGCGGGTCGATCGTCCCTTGGCTGGCTCCATAGCCCAATAGTCCTCGCCTCTGTCGTACCATACCGCCACTCGGAGGTCACCACGGGAATAGGCGCAGGCCCCGTACTCATCGTAGGCATCGGGACGGAACCCGAACCATGCGAGTGCGGCCTTGTAGCAGGTCTCCCCAGCGTCCACCCTCTCTTGTCCGAGGATTTCAACCATGCGGTCGTACACGGCATCCTCCAAGTCCTCGTAACTTGTGAAGGTGGGGTAGAGGGGATTCAGTGTGAACCCCTCCTTCTCCGCCTCCTTGCCCAATACGGCAAGTTGTCTGTCACTGATGCGGTACATCGTATCTTTGGAACCCATCTGCTTGATGGTCTTGGCAACCTTTCCGGCAAATCCCGTGAAAGCGTCCAGGAAGGCATCGAAGTCCTTCTTGGCAGCGTCCATGCGCTGGCTCTTCTTCTTAAGTTCAGCGTAATCTCTGATGGTGGTGTAGATGTCTGTCATTTCTTCTCGATGATTGATTCAACAATTTCTTTCGCTCTTCCAATTCCGTCCTTATACCCACGGCTGTAATCCTGGCTGGAGGAAAGGTATGCATGGCTGCGTGTCACATACTCGTAGATTTCGGCAAGGATGCTGATGGCTTCCTCACGGCTCATGTTCTGAATCTTTGTTTCCATAATCACTTGTTTTGTGCGGGGTCTCCGCTGTTAAAAATTTGTTTTCTGTATTGCAAAGGTACAAAATAATTTTGAATGTACAAAATAAAAGGGGAGAAATTTTCATCCCTCCCCAAAAATTTTTCACTTCTTCAATCCCAAATGTCGGACGTGGTTGTACACCTGCTGCTCGGTCAATCCGAGGTGCTGCGCTATGACCTTCACACGGATGTTCCCCGCATAGCAGGCACGGATATACGCATCATCCTCTTCACTAAAGATGTAGTTCGTCTTTCTGCCCTTGAACTTCAACGAGTTCAGATAGACACCCGTGTAATAACGATTCAAATCCTTGGCGATCTCCGCTATCGTCTTGTCCTTGACGTGGACTTGGATATACTTCAACTCGTCCTCCGTAAACTTTCTCTTCTTTTTCTTATCCATCTTGCAATCTTCTTAGGTTATTCATAATCGTATTCTTCGAGCATCCGAAATGCTCGGCCAACTTGTCGTAAGA